TTATAGCAATTATTTACTTGAGCAACCTTAATGCAATAATTAACTATTTTTTTACCATGTCCTTTTCCTCTACAATGTGGATGAACACCAACATCTTCAATATGGCAGCATAACTGTTTATATCTTAATTTCTTTTCCATTATAATAGTTGAAGTAGCAAGTATTCTTTTATTATCTACTAAAATAAATGTTATAATATTATCAGGTCTTTCATTTATATTTTTTACTATTTCCTCAATAGATGTCGTAGGTACATTAATATTATTTAAGTCTTTGATACAATCTATATAATCTTGAATATTATCAGTATCTTCCAGTATTTTGATATTCATTCTACAGTTACACTTTTTGCTAAGTTCCTAGGTTTATCAACATTACATCCTCTCAATACCGCACTATAATATGAAAATAATTGTAGTGGAATGATTGACACCAATGGACATAACGGATCAATAATAAAAGGCACATGAATGTTATAGTCTCCAGCAATATCCTGTTCATTACTTATAGTAATTACTTTTCCGTCTCTTGCTTGTATCTCTTTAATATTACTAGATATTTTATCATGCTGATTTCTATTATTTGCCACAACAATTACTGGCATATTTTTATCAATTAATGCTATTGGCCCATGCTTCATTTCTGCTGCCGGATATCCTTCAGCATGAATATAACTTATTTCTTTTAGCTTTAAAGCCCCCTCTAAAGCTACTGGAAAATTATACTGACGACCAAGATACAAATAGTTCTTAGATTTTTTGAACGTCTTAGCTAAAGATTTAACCTTTTCACTATTTGCTAAACACTTTCTCATAACATCGTCTAATGAACGTAGTCCATCTATTATTGATTTTCGATAATCAATATCTATATTATTAGATTGTTGATTTTGTTCTATCCATAAAGCTAATAGTAATAAGCATATCACCTGAGTTGTAAAAGCTTTGGTACTAGCAACACCTATTTCCATACCAGCTCGTGTAAAAATCCCACAATCAGTTAGTCTTGTCATGGACGAATTTACAACATTACAAATTCCCAGAATAATTGCCCCATTCTGTTTAGCTAATTCTAAAGCTGATAAAGTATCTGCAGTTTCGCCCGACTGAGATATTCCTATAACAATATCTCCACTCTTAATATAGGGTTTTCTATATCTAAATTCACTAGCATACTCCACACTCACTTTTATCTTGCAAAATTCTTCTAAATAATACTTGGCTAATAATCCAGCGTGCCAGCTAGTTCCACAAGCCACAATAGTAATATGGTCTGCTTTTGAAAGAATTTCCTCATATCCTAATAGTCCCCCAAGCTTTACTCGGTATCCATCAATTCGCCCACCCAAGCAATCTTCCACACATCTTGGCTGTTCATGAATCTCTTTTAACATAAAGTGTTCATATTCGCCCTTCTCAATATTAAATATTTGATAATGTAGTTTCTGAATATTACAATAAGACAATTTATGATCATCCATATTATAACAATCAATATTTTGACCTATTTTACACACACTATTATCTTCTAATACTATCATTTCATCAGCATATCCAGATAAAACCATGGGATCAGAAGCCACAAAATATTCTTTATCCTTTACTCCGATAACTAACGGACTACCCCTTCTTGCACAAACTAGAATATCAGGATGTAAACTATCTATCACTACCACTGCAAAGGCCCCCACAACCCTCTCATTTGCCAGTTTAATGGCATCAAATAAACTGTTGGTCTCTTTGATCAAATAGTCATATATTAAATATAATAACACCTCACTGTCAGTATCAGATGAGAATCTATAACCCTTCTCCAACATTTCTTCTTTCAATGTTAGATAATTCTCAATAATACCATTATGAACCAGAGACAGTCTATTATCACTAGTAACATGAGGATGAGCATTTCTAGCACAAGGTTTACCGTGGGTTGCCCATCTAGTATGGCCAATTCCCACATAAGTTTCTATTTCCAGATTAGGAATAGCATTTTTAAGATCCTGAACACATCCAGGTTGCTTATTGGTAATTAAAGAGTGATTAACAATATAACTTACTCCGGCACTATCGTAGCCTCTATACTCTAATCTTTTCAGGGCCTCAAGTAAAAAGGGCAAGCATTTCTGCCTGCCCTTATACGCTACTATTCCACACATGGGATATTAGTTAGAACCTTGCTGAACCACAGTCTCTACTGCTACAGCACGATTCTTTGGGCGGCGACCCTTTGGCTTTTCAATATTTAGCTTGCGTCTTTGTCGTCTAATCATTGCGGTAGTGATATTTTGACCACAAACCTGAGATAGCTTAGAGGCCAATTCGTCATCACTATATAGTTTCTGATTGTTTTGAATAAAGTCCAGATCCGTTTGGGTCCATTTCTTGTATGTGGCCATTTTGTAAGTCTCCTATATTTTAGATAAATTCCAACCTCAACAAGAATATAATAGCTTTTTGATAATATTATGCAAGAACAGACTAGCTAAAATTTATTAATGTGTTCTAATTGGATTAATTTGTTGACAAAAAGTGTACAAAAATATAGTATAGTTTGTAACCTTTAATTTAGGGGATTATCTATGAGCAATTTTGATGATATTAAGATCGTTCCGTCAGTTTTGGTTGTTAAAGCTTGTGCTACTGAGGATGCTATAGTCACCGAAGAAGAACTACAACTAGACGAAGGGAAAAGTATAGCAGAACTTTTACAAAATGAAGAAAAAGAAAAAAACGACCAATAATCAACTGCCAAACAATGTTAGTGAAGAAGAATTTTTAAAAGTACTTGATAATATAAGCAAAAGATTAGGTCATAAATTTAAATTCGGCTATCATAGCTACGATGACATGTATCAACAAGCGGCCATTTTTGCTTTAGAGGGTCTTGAAAAATATGATAATAAACGACCTTTAGAGAACTTTCTTTGGACACATGTTAGAAATAGGCTTTTTAATTACAAGAGAGATAATTACAAAAGACCAGATAAGCCTTGTTTAACCTGTCCATTCTTTGACAAAAACTTTAAGTGCTCTAATAATCAATGTACAGAGTTTGCCAACCACATGGATTGTGAGCTTTATAAGAAGTGGTATGATAGAAATGATAGTAAGAAAAATATAATGCAACCAACAACTATAGAAGATCAATCTCTGTTACGTAATAAAGATAATGAAGATTTCCAATATATAATGGGTAATAAAGAATTGATCGAAAAACTAGACCATAACCTACAAGGGGAGCATAGAGAGATTTTCTTACGTTTGAAGCATGGAGCTAAGGTTAATAAGACCGATATTAAAAAATTACAAAAACATATTCAACAAATAATAGCCGACAATGAATAAAAAACGTGGACAATTATCACTAGATGAAGAGAAATACATAAGAGACAATGTTGATTCATTGTCAATAGAAGATATTGCAGAGTATCTAAATAGAAGCACAGCGCCAATCAAAAGATATATTGAAGAACAAAAGCTGTTCATTTCTAGTGACGAAAAGAAAGACGACGAAACTCTTAGATACAAACTGCACTCAAAAACCTTCTGGACAGAAATAGTTCGTCAGTTTGATGAAGATACTGGAGAATTAAAATATTTTGAAGATACTTGGATAGGATTAATTAAACAATTTAGAGAGGACGTACTTCCTGCAGAAGAACTTCAGATCAAACAATTCATAACCATAGATATTCTTATTAATAGAAGCATGAAAGAACGTAAGCGTCACATATCTGACACAGAGAAACTTCAAAAACTGGTGGACGATCAATATGCCAAACCAGAAATCGAAAGAGATATTCCAAAATTGGCCAACCTTGAAACACAGCTTGGCTTTGCCCGCAACAGTATCGCTAATTATACTAATGAATATACAAAGCTCCTTAATGAACAACAAAAAATTAGCAAGGATCTTAAGGCGACTCGTGAGCAAAGAATCAAACGAATAGAGGATGGCAAAAGTTCTTGGACAGGATTAATACGAATGTTAGAGGATGAGGAAATTCGAGAGAGAGAAGGTAAGCAAATGGAAATCTTAGCTTTAGCAACAGCCAAGATGAAGCAAAAGGTTACGGATTTTCATCAGTACAATGATGGGGGCGTAGATAAACCATTTTTAACACCAGAAAGTGTTGAATAGTATGAAAACACAAAAATATAGTAAGATAGCTATGGTTACCGGAGTAACAGGACAAGACGGATCCTATCTGGCAGAACTACTATTGTCCAAAGGATATCAGGTGGTTGGTCTATACAGAAGAACCAGTTCGTATCACTTCGAAAGACTAAACCACATAATTAATAATCCTAATTTTGAATTAGAAGAATTTGATCTTACGGATCCAGCAACAGTATCATCCTGTATATCAAGATTCCAACCAGACGAGTTTTACAATTTAGCTGCACAAAGTCATGTTGCAACTAGCTTTAAACAACCCAGCACAACCATGGAAATCAATTGTGTTGGAGTTATTAATATTCTGGAAGCTATCAAGAATCATTCTTCTGCTACAAAATTCTACCAAGCTAGTACAAGCGAGATGTTTGGGAGAAACTTTTCAACAGACAAAGATGGAAATAAATATCAGGACGAAGATACTGAATTATTACCACAAAGTCCGTATGGAGTATCAAAACTAGCTGCCCATAGAATGGTACAATTATATAGAGAAGGATATGGTTTATTTGCTTGTTCTGGAATTTTATTTAATCACGAAAGTCCAAGAAGAGGTGAAAACTTTGTTACTAGAAAGATCACTAAATATCTGGGTAGAATTGTTGGAGGAATTCATTCCTCAGAGATTCCATTAAGTCTAGGCAATATCAATATTCATAGAGACTGGGGCCATGCCAAGGATTATGTAAAAGCAATGTGGCTGATGCTACAAAACGATATGTCTGATGATTATGTAGTGTCTACTGGCCAGACCAGAACAGTATTAGATTTTCTAAAAGCTTCTTTTGAATTAGTAGATCTAGACTATAAAAAATATGTACAGATAGATCCTAATTTATATAGACCAGCAGAAGTTGACTATCTAAAGGGTCAACCTACTAAAGTTAAAAATACTCTTGGATGGGAACCAGAAATATCATTCCAAGAATTAGTAGAAGATATGGTTAACTCTGATATAAAAGAATACTCTCATGTTTAGAAATTTTGAAGATCCTCAATATAAAAAGTGGAGAAAAGATGTTTACAAAAGAGACAATTTTCATTGTCAGTGGCCTGGATGTGTAAACAATAAAAAATTAAATGCTCATCATATTAGAACCTGGGCTAATTTTCCAGGACTAAGATTTGATGTTAATAATGGAATCACTTTATGCAAAGAACATCATAAAATGATACAGGGCATGGAGGATAGTTACGAATCAGTTTTCCATAGAATATTACAGCAGAAAAAACAATGATCGACTACAACAACATTAAAATAATCGTAGATACTAGAGAGCAACAGCCTTGGGAATTTCCAAGACATGAGATAGCCTCTAGAAAGCTTGATACCGGAGACTATTCCATAGAAGGACTAGAACACCTATTGTGCATAGAACGAAAGAAAAGTGTCAGTGAAGTTGCTACAAATATCACGGAAAAAAGATTCAAAGATGTTGTTGCAAGAATGACAACATATAAATACCCATTCATTCTACTTGAGTTTGATGTCGATGATGTTCTACAATATCCTGTGGGATCTAATGTTCCTAAGAAAATGTGGGATAAACTTAAGATAACTCCAGGATTTATTTTAAAGCACATAACAGAACTACAAGTATATTTCAATATCAAGGTATTATTTTGTGGATCTGCATCTAATGCAGAAAAAATGGCTATAGCAATAATGAGAAGGGTTTATGAGCTCGAAGGACAAACAAAAACAGATATTTGAAGATGCTTGGCTAGGTCTTGGAGACTTATCTCTTTTAGACATAACCAATAATCCGATGATAAATCGATTAGAAAAAGATATAGAAAATCCAGATCTACATCTTCTTCGACTATTAAGGGATCCTTACTATATAGGTTCTACATGTAGGATTCTATTTAATATAGAACTACATCCTATGCAAGTTTTAATTCTTCAAGAATTTTGGATACGAGCTTTTCCAATGTATATTGCTAGTCGTGGTTGGGGTAAGTCATTCTTATTGGCTTTATATTCTCTGTTACGTTGTACCTTTTATCCTGGCACAAAAATAGTTATTGTAGGTGCTGCTTTTAGACAGAGCAAGATCATTTTTGAATACATGGAAACCATGTGGCGCAATAGTCCAATCTTACGAAGCATTTACAACGGCAATGATGACGGACCAAGAAGAGACGTTGATAGATGTACTATTCGCTTGGGCGACAGCTGGACTATTGCTGTTCCTATGGGTGATGGTAGCAAGATTAGAGGTTTAAGAGCACATATTATCATCGCTGACGAATTTGCATCTATTAGTCCTGATATTTATGAAACGGTAGTCTCAGGGTTCGCTGCTGTTAGTGCTAGTCCAATACAGAACGTAAAAGAACAAGCCAAAAGAGCAGCAATGTTAGAAGCAGGATTATGGAATGAAGATTTGGAAATATTAAATACTAAAATGGGAAACCAAGCCATTATCTCTGGTACAGCAGATTATTCTTTTAAACATTTTGCTCAGTATTGGAACAGATACAAGGGTATTATAGAGAGTAAAGGAAACAAACAAAAACTGGAAGAATTATTTAAGGGAGAAGTACCAGATAATTTTAATTGGAAAGATTATTCAATTATTCGTATACCATACGAATTAATTCCAAAAGGTTTTATGGATGATAAACAAGTTAGTAGAGCCAAAGCCACAATTCATACTGGCATTTACAATATGGAATATGGAGCATGTTTTACATCAGATAGTAACGGTTTCTTTAAAAGAAGTTTAATAGAGAGCTGTGTTGTAACAGAACAAAATCCATTAGTAATAAATTCTACTCCAATTATCTTTGATCCAATAATAACAGGAAACTCTTCTAAGCAATATGTGTACGGAATCGATCCAGCTTCAGAACAAGATAATTTTAGCATTATCATACTAGAAGTTTATCAAGATCATGCTAGAGTAGTTTATTGCTGGACTACAAATAGAACAAATTTTAAAGATCGACAGAAAACAGGATTAGTTAAGGAATATGATTTCTATGGATTCTGTGCTAGAAAAATTCGTAATCTGATGAAGACATTCCCATGTTCTAGAATAGGTATGGATGCTCAGGGTGGTGGTGTTGCTATTGAAGAAGCATTACACGATCCTTCCAAACTAGAAGAAGGAGAAACCCTATTATGGCCTATCATCAACTATGATAAATCAAAAGATACTGATGACCAGCCGGGACAACATCTTATAGAATTGGTACAGTTTGCTAAGGCAGATTGGACTAGTCAGGCTAATCATGGACTTAGAAAAGACCTAGAGGATAAAACCTTATTATTTCCAAGATTTGACTCATTAACTCTTGGACTAGCTTTAGATTCAGAAGGTAAAGATATATTAGGAACAGATTTAACAGATAATCTTTACGATACTTTAAGCGAATGTATATTAGAGATTGAAGAACTGAAAAACGAATTAACTACTATTGTAATGACACAAACCAGTACGGGACCAAATGCTCGTGATCGCTGGGATACTCCAGAAGTTAAACTTCCTAATGGTAAGAAGGGAAGATTAAGAAAAGACCGTTATAGTTCTTTAGTAATAGCCAATATGTTAGCAAGGCAAATGAGATACACTTTGCGCCCAGTCGAATATGATATAATAGGAGAAAATCGACGAGATATTGTCAATTGTACCGGAGACTTATACAGAGGACCAGAATGGTTCACGTCCGGAGCTAACGACGATATTTATAAGGGAATCTATAGACAATAGGTGTATTAGCAAAGTAATCCAATTACAATACAATCACAATATAATTAAATAAATATGGCTAAAAAATACCCAAAGAGTGAAGTTATTCAAGATGCAACCACAGAAAATCCAGAAGCTTATGTGACATGGGGAGAGGACTTAGCCAGTAAACAAGAAGCCTTACATAAATCATCAGAATCTCTTGACGAATATCAAGGAATTCAAAAAGCAGAAGCTTCTCGTCGATTCAGACTAGACTATTCTAATCTAGATACTAATACCGGTGGTCGTCCCGGATTAACAAGGTCTGACTACTACTACTTTAGACCAGATGAAGAAATTCCTACTCAGGTCAAAAATGTTATTAAAAAAGCAGAAGATATTTATCAAAGAGTAGGATTGGTCAAGAATGTTATTGATCTTATGGCAGATTTTGCAGTTCAAGGAATAAGACCAGTTCATAAAAATAAAAGAATAGAAAGATTCTACAAACAGTGGTTTAAAAAGATAGATGGAAAAGAAAGAAGTGAAAGATTCCTAAATAATCTCTATAAAACTGGTAACCTAGTAATAAATAGACAAACAGCCAAATTAAGCATTAAAGTTGCAGATAGTCTTTACAAAGCTGTTTCCAGTCCAGATCTTATTGTTCAAGACTTAGATCAGTTGAAGATAGAGAAAAGAGAAATTCCATGGAAATATACATTCATGGATCCCTATTATGTTGACGTATCTGGCGGCTCTTTAGCTTCTTTTGTTGCAAATAAGACATATCAGTTAACTCTTCCAGCCGGTTTAAGAAAAGTTATCAACTCTCCAAAGACAGAAGCAGAAAAAAAGATAGTTGAGTCTTTACCACCACAAATTATAGAAGCAGCCAAAAATAGAAAACCATATCTATTAGATTCAGATAAGACAATTGTTTATCACTATAAAAAAGACGATTGGCAGGCTTGGGCCTATCCAATGATCTATGCAATTATGGATGATATTGTTGTTATAGAAAAATTAAAGCTAGCGGACATGGCAGCTCTTGACGGAGCAATATCAAACATTCGCATTTTTAAGCTAGGTAGTCTAGAACACAAGATCGCTCCAACAAAAGCGGCAACAGCTAAATTAGCACAAATTTTAGGAAATAACGTTGGTGGCGGTACTATGGATCTAGTATGGGGTCCAGATATTGAACTACTAGAATCTAAAACTACTGTTCATCAATTTCTAGGAGAAGGAAAATATATTCCTCACTTAAACTCAGTTTACGCTGGGCTAGGTATCCCTCCTACTCTAACAGGAACATTCGGAGCAGCAGGAACAACTAACAACTTTATCAGCTTAAAGACATTAACTCAAAGACTACAATATGGTCGAGATGTTATAGTCGATTTTTGGGAAAATGAAATGGCTTTAGTTCAAAAGGCTATGGGCTTTAAGTATTCTGCAAAGATAGAATTTGATAGAATGGACTTATCTAACGAAGATAGTGAAAAAGCACTGCTGATCCAACTAGCCGATAGAAATCTAATTTCTGATGAAATGTTACAAAATAGATTTGGTTTTGACCCAGATATGGAAAAGAATAGACTTAACAGAGAATCTAGAGATAGGGATGGTAATAGAATGGTAAGAAAATCTGGGCCATGGTTTGACCCACAAATAGAAAACTCTCTAAAGAAAATTGCTTTACAGGGCGGAACAGTTACTCCAAGTCAGGTTGGTTTAGATCTTGAGAAAAAGAAGGGTGGTGAGAAAAGTGCGATGGAAATGAAAGTACAATCGCTGCCCGGTAAATCACCAACGCAGTTGGCAAAAGATTCGCCAGAATCTTTGCCAGGAGTACCGGGACAAGGCAGACCAAAGACATCAAAAGATTCGGGGCCACGAAAAATGAAAGTCTTCAAACCCCAAACAGGAGCAAGTTTAATTATATGGGCCAATGACGCACAAGATAAAATTAATGAAATTATCAATCCAATATTATTAGACTTTTATAAAAAGAAAAATCTAAGATCATTATCTAGTGAAGAGTCCAGAGAGCTAGAAGAACTAAAAACAAAAATCTTATTTTCCACACAACCCTTTTCTACAGTTGAGCAAGATAATATCATGAAAATATTTAGCTCAATTGATAAAGAAGATCAAAAAAGCATATTTATGGGGTATAACAGTTGGTCAAAAGAATTATCTGCAAAATTAAACAAAACACTAACTGTAGAAGAACAAAAACAGGCCAAAGCCTCATTTTATTCATATCTGTATACTGAATAATGGAGAAGATATTTATGAAAATATTTGAACAAGAAAAACTCGACGGATTAGAAGAAACAATAAAAGCTTCGGCATCCGTATCCTATGCATCATATGTAGAACCATGCACAACGCCGAGTAAAACAAAGCATATCAAAAGTTTAGCTTCTATTGATGATTCAGATCTATACTATGTTCAATCTATTTTAGTTACTACAAACTGGAATAAAAACGACGACATATTTGATAAAGCTGAAGTTTGGTCAGCCAAAAATACTCCAGAAGATAAACCAACTAATTTAGAACATAATGAGTCTGATATTGTTGGACATATCACTTCTAATTGGCCAGTAACAACAGATGGTTTACTGATTGATGAAAATAGTCCAGTGGAGAATTTACCAGACACATACCATATTTTAACAGGTTCTGTAATCTATAATGGATATAGTATTCCTGAACTTAAAGAGAGATCACAAAAGCTTATAGCAGAAATTGAAGGCGGAGATAAGTATGTAAGCATGGAGTGTTTCTTTAAGGGTTTTGATTATGGACTCTTAAATAAGAGTACTGGAGAATATAAAATATTAAGCAGAAATGAGGCTACTGCCTACTTAACAAAATATCTTAGAGCATATGGCGGATTAGGCGAACATGACAACTACAAAATCGGTCGTGTTCTTAGAAAAATTACATTTTCTGGCAAGGGTTTTGTTGACAAACCAGCAAATCCAGATAGTATAATTTTCACTAAAGATAATTTATTGAACAAAAATGATAATATATCCTTGGAAAAAAAAGACGATTTTGTAATATCAGGTGTATCTAAAAATCAGTCCAACCTTAATACAGTGGAGAACAGTACAATGAATGAAGTAACATCGGTTGCAGAAACAGAACAAAAAATTGAAACACAAACAGAAACCACTCCTGTTGAAGAAGTAACTGTAACTGAAGTAGCTTCTACTAACACGGACGAACTACAAAATTCGCTCAAGGCCCATGAAGAAGAAGTTCAGCAGTTAAAAGCTGAATTCGAAAAAACAGTAAATGAGCTTAACGAAGCCATTGCTAAGAAAAAAGATGAAATGGCCAAAAAGGACGAAGAAGTCAAGAAGATGAAAGCTGAACTTGACACAGCACTAGAATCCATTGCTGCCTACAAGAAATCTGAAGAAGCCGCAATGAAGAAAGAAAAGAAAATGAAAAGAGTTGCCCAACTCCTAGAAAAGGGCGTTGACAACGAAATTGCTCTTTCAACTGTAGATAAATTTGAATCTGTAGACGACGAAGCTTTTGAGGCTGTTGTTCTTCTAGCTGGTAAGATGCCACCATGGCTCAAAGACAAGAAAGAAGAAGACTCAGACGAAGAAGACAAGAAGTCTAAGAAAAAGGCTTCAGAGACAACATCAGCTACAGCTGATCCTGCTGTTCTAGAGACCGCAGAAGTCGAAGAAAACGTTACTTTAACAGTTGGCGAAAATGAAGTTGAAAATAGCGTGTCATCGACACGAGCAGCTCTAGCAGATTTTGTTCAAAGCAGATTAGGCACAGTTACCAAATAACTTTTAAAGGGAGATTTAACAATGGCTCTAAAACCAGATCGTATCGAACTTCTTACAGATGTTTCTTTTTTCATGAATTCAACCGCTACTCGTGGTGGCGTTGCTTCGGTAGTTACTGGCGGTACTGGCGTATCTATGGATGATGCCACTGCTGTCGTAGCTTATGCTGCAGTTGCCTCTGGAGCAAAACCAGTTGGCGTTCTACTAAATGACGTTGTTGATCTTGATCTAACAAGACAGCACATCAATTGGCACAAAGACGAAGTACAAGTTGGTGGCAAGGTTACACTACTACGTCAGGGTCAAGTTACTACCAACCTCGTAGCCGGAAGTCCCGCTGCTGGTGCTGATGCTTATGTCGCCAATAATGGTGTCATCAGTACAACACAAGCCAGTGGTGCTGTCAAAGTTGGTCAGTTCCTCAGTGCCGTAGATTCCAACGGTTATGCTAAAGTATCGGTCAATCTATAATTCTAAACCAAATAAAGGGAGATAAAAACAATGTCAGGTAACAATAAAACTTTTCAGCCCACTTCAGAACTAACAGATCTTCTAGTTCGTTCTGGTTCAATGAATAGAGAAACCGCTTTAGCAGCTACTCACGAGTTTGCTAAGGCTCTAGAGTTGCCACTAAGACAAGCTCTATTGAGCGGAAATATCCTAGACGGTATTTTCGAGCCAATTAAGCTTGCTCAGAGTGCTACTCCTGAGTTCCCACTAGACTTTCTTGCTCCAGGCACAGAAAAAGACTTCGTGGCTTATACCATCCCAAATCATGGCTATATTCCAGAACGCCATGTTGAAGGTGATTACGTCATGGTCCCCACCTATGATATCGGCGCTAGTATCGACTGGCTACTAAAATATGCTCGTGATGCTCGTTGGGACGTAGTTGGTCGTGCTATGGAAGTTCTTGAAGGCCAGTTTGTCAAGAAAATGAATGACGACGGTTGGCACACCATTATGGCTGCCGGTGTTGATCGTAACATCGTAGTATATGATAGCGATGCTTCTGCTGGTCAGTTCACAAAGCGTCTAGTAAGTCTCATGAAGACAGTTATGCGTAGAAACGGTGGCGGTAACTCGGCTAGTAATAACCGTGGTATCCTAACCGATCTATATGTCTCACCAGAAAGTATGGAAGACATTCGTAATTGGGGTCTAGATCTCGTTGACGATGTAACTCGTCGTGAAATCTATACTGCTGCTGATGGTGCTATCAATAGAATTTTCGGTGTTAACCTTCACGACATCGACGAACTCGGTGTTGGTCAGGAATACCAATTGTTCTATACAGATACTCTCAGTGGTACACTACCTGACAATGGCGCAGCCGACGATAAGGTTGAAGTTGTTGTTGGTCTTGACCTACGCAAGAGTGATTCCTTTATCATGCCCGTACGCGAAGAAGTTCAAATCTTCGAGGACGATACTCTACATCGTTCCAAGAGAGCTGGCTTCTATGGTTGGGCTGAACAGGGTTTTGCTGTTCTAGACAACCGTAGAGTTCTAGTTGGCGCTCTCTAATAGCGTTACGAACCTAATCGGCTATAAGTAGAAGTCAGGGCTGGGCCTAAAAACCCGGCCCTGCTTCTTTTAATAAGGTGTATAACAACTTGAGTTACAATATTTACAACAATCTTTAATAGGCTATTATTATGCCAGCAAGTAAATATGATTTCCCTATCGAGCAAGGAACATCTTTTAAACTATCACTGATATATAAAGATAGTAATAAAGTACCTATTGACATAACAGATTGGTGCGCAAGACTAATATGGACAACTGACGAAGATGTGGTATGGACCTTTTCTACTACCAATATGGACTATTCAAACTATAAATTTGATATAATTGGAGCAGAAGGAAAACTTCTATTACAGATACCAGCCACCACCACTAATCAATTCACTTTTAGTAAAGCTAAATACGATATTGAATTAGAAACTCCTGATGATATGTATGCTGGTGGAGGAAAAGAGATAATTAGACTACTTTTTGGAACAGTTAAAATTACCCACAGATTTAGTGAAGATAATACCGTACTAGATTGTCAAACATGAATGATTTTATTGTAATCACAGAAAATACAGCACCAAATATAATCTCTATAGAAACTAGTTCCTTAGAATCTATAGGAATAGTAGAGATAGAGAGACATTCATCTCCTAGTATAAATATACTGGGTCCATCAGCAATTATTAATGTTAGTGATTTGCCAAATTTTGACCATACTAAAATTACAGATTTTAATAGCGCTGTTAGTGGACTATTACCACAAAGTGTTAATGTAAGTGATGTGCAACAGATTATTGGTTTGAGTGGAATTATCCCTGGAACAGGTATCGGAATATCTTATGATAGCTCAACTGGATATACAACCATAAATGCGAGTGGTCTTTCTATCGGAAATTCTACATTTTATTTAGGAAATAACTATACTGAAATTAATGGTTTAACAATGATTAGTGGAATTAGTATTAATTCTCCAACAACATTGATAAATTGTGTTATAGATGGAGGAAGTCCATGACTAACTTTCGTGTTGGATATTCTGGAGGAAAAGCAAGGATATATAGGAATGGAAGTCTTAATAAAATCTTATACTTTGCTGTAGGAGGAACAACGACTACTCCTACGCCGACCCAAACTCCAACCCCAACACCTTCTACAGCAACCCTTACTAGTTTCAACTCTATCTGGAACGGCGTTGGTTTCACCGGGTCTGGTACTTCTGGTAGCCCGTACTACAAATCCTTCAACAACTCGGTAAATTTTGCTACAGCCGCGTTCACAGTTGTCTCATCCGGAACTCTGCGTGTAACATGCGCCACTATGTATTCCGACTGGGGAATTGATATTGTTAAAAACGGAGTTATACAGGGAAGCCCGCCGTCGATTCAAGACACAAGTGGCGGCGGTAATGGCGCTACTTATAACGTGAACATTACTATGTCGGTTACCGCTAATGACGTTATCTCATTTGGCACTAGTGGCGACTACATAGACTGGTCGGCTCCGTTGAGTATCTGGTGGCAGCCTTCCTAATCTAATTAGACTAATTTTATTATTGACACTATTCTTAATAGTTCTACTATAAAATAGAAGACTAGGTTTAAATAGGACATCAAATGGAAAACTTTGCCAAATTAGCCATTTTAAATGGCGGCAGGATCAATAAATTATTAATTGACTCTTCTTTAACTAATGGTACAGGACTCACAAATCCATCCATTTTGATTTATAAGGGTTCTATCTTAGTCAATTTAAGACATGTAGAATATACTTTGTATCATGCTGAAAAAGGAAAATTTTGCCACCCATGGGGACCATTACAGTATCTCCATAAAGAAAATGACATGAGATTAATAACTAATAATTATTTTTGCAACTTAAATAGTAATTATGATATTCTTAATTATTCAAAAATAGATACTTCTAAATTAGATGTTACTCCAATATGGGAATTTGTTGGACTAGAAGATATAAGATTAGTTGAATGGAATAATAAATTATATGGAACAGGAGTTCGAAGAGATACTACAACAAATGGCCAGGGACGAATGGAATTATCGGAGATAATTTATGAAGACAATACTTTTAAAGAGATATCACGATTTCGTATTCCTACTCCAGGAGCTAATGATAGTTATTGTGAAAAAAATTGGATGCCTATTTTAGATAGACCATACCATTATGTTAAGTGGTGCAATCCTACCGAAATTGTAAAAGTAGATATAGACAAGGGTATTACTGAGACAGTATTTCTTGGAACCTATCGTCCCCAGAGCCATGACTACAGAGGTGGATCTCAAGTTATTCCTTGGAAAGATAATTATAGATTAGCTCTAACCCATCAGGTTAATTTATTTCATAATATGAATGGAAGAAAGAATGCACAATACCGACATAGATTTATACTATGGGATAAAGACTGGAATGTGGTATCTTATGGAGAACCCTTTGATTTTCTTGGTGGAGAGATAGAGTTTTCATGTGGAATGACTCAATACCAAGATAAAATCTTAATAACTTTTGGATTTCAAGACAACTCCTCATTCTTACTAGAATGTCCAACTGACTTTATAGAAAGCCTACTAAATGTCTGAATTTGATAATCCCCCAAGCATTATCTGCATAACTACAGAAGGATCAGAACACAGAGTAGATAATTTTATTGATCAATGTTCTATATATAAGATAGAAAATTATAACATAGCAAAATTTAAACCATATCAAGAAAATAATTTTACTCTTACTGGTAGATATATTGGTAATATACATGAGAATAGCAAGGGTCCTACCACGTCTCATTTATTAGCTATTAAGAGCTGGCTTGAATCTTCAGAGGATCAGCATGTTTTAATCATGGAAGATGATATTAGTTTAGAGACTATTAATTATTGGAATTTTAATTTTTCTGAATTCATTGAGTCTTTACCTCAAGACTGGGAATGTGTTCAACTTAGTTGTATTAGAGAATCTTTTGATAATCTAGAGATAAAAACCAGATTAAGATTAAATAGTGACTGGGGATGTCAGGCTTATTTGATTAAAAGAGAATATGCTAAAAAATTAATTAGCAAATACTATATTTCTGACACTCATTTTAATCTCGATAACTTTAATGTTAAAATTCAGATTAGTCCCGGAGAGTATGTGACATATGACTTATTTCCAATAGTAGAAAATATACTATTTGAAGGAGTTGGACCAGTATATAATATGCCACTTTTTGTGGAAGATATTAATAATACAAACACTAATTTTGCAGAGTGTAACGATCAAGTACACGTTAGTTCCTATAACCATATCTTGAACTGGTGGAAAAATGAAGGATATAGAAAACAAGTATCAGAGATTAACAGTTATATCTATAAAGATCCAATAACGATTGTGCAGCTTGGCTCTCATAAAGGGTATGATGATCTATCGAGACATTTACTAAAAAACTATAAAGAACTAAAATTTGGACTATTTGTAGAAGCAAATCCAGAACATATAGATAGTCTAAAAACATGCTATAATAAATATGAAAATATCTCTATAGAAAACATAGCAATTAAACCAAAAGATAGTAATGATAATTTTCTGGAGATATTCTATCATGATCAGGATCCTGGCAAACAAGTAGCGTCCTATAATATCAATCACGTTAAAAAACATGAAAAGTACTGGAGTGATGGAGAAATAAAATCTTTCAGCATAAACGCATTCTCCATAGAAAACTTATTAGATAAATATAGTATCACAAATATTGACTGGTTATTAATAGATATCGAAGGACTAGAGTCAGACATTCTGCTCAATCTAGATTTCAATAAGTACAACATTAAAAGACTAGAGTTTGAAAAATTACATCTTGGAGAATACTGTAGTAAGATTTTAAGTAAACTAGCCAGTCTAGGATACCATAAGGTCGATTCATTACATGAATATGATTGGGCTTTTGAACTTAAAAATTCACCAGATGATCTAACAACTAGACTTGCTTTAGACACAGAAGATCCTCAGCTCAATTTTGATATGGGTTATGAATACGAAAAGGCTGGACATACTGCTTCAGCATTTAGTCATTATTTAAGGTGTGCCGAAAGAACAAAAAATATTGATTTATCCTATGAATGTTTAATTAGAGGATATTATTGTTTTGACTCTCAGAAAGATAGAAACTTTACATCGTCTCATTTGTTAAAACAGGCCATAAGTCTATGTCCCAAAAGACCAGAAGCTTATTTTTTATTAGGTCAATTCAATGAGAGATATCAACAGTGGTATGAATGTTATACTAATTGTTCTATAGCTTTAGGTGTTTGTGATTTTGACCATAATTCATTAAGATTAAACACGCCATACTCTGGAAAAGAATGCTTGATGTTGCTCAAAGCAATAAGTGGCAATCATTGGGACAAGATGGACGAATCAAGACTTTTATTAAATAGTATGATAGACGATAGTTCTAATTTAAATAATGAGCAGATATGTAGTATAGAGTACCATCTCACAGAGATTGAAAAAAAAAGACAAAAACATCTAAAATATTATAGATCTAGATATGATGATTTAAAGATCAAATTTAATGGAGCAGAAAATATAGAAGAAAATTATTCTCAAGCATATCAGGATATTTTCGTCCTATCTGCAACAGATGGTAAGAAGGGCGGTAAATATCTGGAAATAGGAGCAGGAGATCCATTTTTTGGTAATAATACCTATTTACTAGAAAAACAATACGGGTGGACTGGCGTATCAATAGAAATTAATCCAGAATTAGTAGACAAATTTAAATCTAATAGATCTAATAGTATTATACTAGGTGATGCTACTAAACTTAACTATCAAAAAATATTAGATAATCTGAAATCTGGTTCTGATTTTGATTACCTTCAATTAGACTGTGAACCACCATCTAAAACACTTGAGATTTTATTATCAATTCCTTTTAATAAATATCGTTTTGCAGTCATAACATATGAGCATGATTATTATTTAGATATGACTAGATCATATAGAGAAAAATCTAGAAATTATCTTAATTCTTTAGGGTATAAACTTATTATTGAAAATGTATCGATGGACGATAGTACGCCTTTTGAGGACTGGTGGATTCATCCAGAGCTAATAGACTATAAAAAATTTGAGTTATTGTATAGTAAAGATAGTAAGAATATAGAAAAACATATATTCAATTAATATTATCAATTTTTATATACGATCACACTACACATTAATTCAGTGTATATTACTGTATACCTGACTACCTTATAAATGGACCAATTATGCCTGCAAATAACATCTTTATTCTCCGTAAGGGTTCGTCTGCTGAGTGGATATTGGCTGATCCAGTATTGGAATCTGGAGAACCTGGATATGATACCACAAACAATATTTTAAAAATTGGAGATGGCGAATTAAAATGGTCATTATTACCAATTGCTGGTGTTCAAGGAACCCAGGGGCTACAGGGTTTACAGGGACTTCAAGGAACTATTGGTATCCAAGGATCTTTAGGAAGTCAGGGGATTCAAGGAGTTCAAGGTTCACAAGGCTTACAAGGAGTTCAAGGTAGTCAAGGATTACAAGGAAGTCAAGGAAATCAGGGCTTACAGGGAGTTATTGGCATCCAAGGTATCCAAGGAGTTGAAGGAAACCAAGGACCGCAAGGAGCTCAAGGTAGTCAAGGATTGCAAGGTACTCAGGGACTACAAGGAGTTCAGGGAGTTCAGGGGGTTCAGGGATTAGAAGGATCCCAAGGAGTCCAAGGACTTCAAGGACTACAGGGTAGTAGAGGATCGGATGGTAGTCAAGGAATACAGGGAAACCAAGGGCTGCAGGGTATTCGTGGTTTTGATGGCAGTCAGGGTGTTCAAGGATTACAAGGAAGCCAAGGTCTTCAAGGTAATATGGGTAGCCAGGGAAGTCAAGGATCACAAGGAAGTCAAGGTGTTCAAGGACTTCAAGGTTTACAAGGCAACCAGGGAATTCAAGGAACTCAGGGATTGCAAGGTACTCAAGGAGTTCAAGGAACTCAGGGATTCCAGGGGACACAAGGAGTTCAAGGACTTCAAGGAGTTCAAGGGATTCAGGGATTACAAGGAGTCCAAGGGACTCAGGGACTACAAGGATCTCAGGGATCACAAGGAAGCCAAGGACTTCAAGGACAACAGGGGGCTCAAGGAATTCAAGGGAATCAAGGACTACAAGGAGTTCGTGGTACCGAAGGAGGTCTTGGAGCACAAGGTTCTCAGGGGAGTCAGGGATCTCAAGGAATTCAAGGACTTATTGGAAATCAAGGAGTTCAGGGGTTGCAAGGAAGCCAAGGATTACAAGGTACTATTGGTACCCAAGGATCTCAAGGAAGTCAGGGAACCCAAGGAATTCAAGGAAAAATAGGAGGCCAAGGAACTCAAGGTATTCAAGGTGTCCAAGGAAATCTTGGAAGTCAAGGACTTCAAGGAGTTCAAGGAGTTCAAGGAACTATTGGTATCCAAGGAAGTCAAGGACTGCAAGGATCTCAAGGAAACATTGGAAATCAAGGAACTCAAGGACT